GTTCTCCAGCAACTCTATCCGCTCTCGCAAACTTACAATCTCGTTGCGTAATTCGGTCAACTCTTTCTTTTGAGCCTCAGCCGTTTCCTGCCACATAGCCAGCACAGCTTGGGCTTGCTTGACCTGCAACGAATCCGCCGTGAAGCGTCCCCGTGTGAGCCAAGCGACTGCACCGCCAACGATTGCGCTGATGGTGCCGATAATGGTTGTTTCCAGCAAGTTCACCCTGTGGCTACTTGTTGGGCTCGCCCTTTGATTTATCCAAAGCCATCCAACCAACTGATAATAGGGTTAATACCGAACCAATGATTTCGGTGAGGGTTGCGGTGTCAAGGATACCTTTGGCGACGAGTGTACCGCCGATAAAGGTGAGCAAGTGACGGAGCAGAGCGATGACGGCTGATTTCATAAGGGGGAGTTTTGGTTGGTCGGGGTTGTCTTGGCGGCGAAATAGGCGCATGGTTGGAAGTGTGTTTATTTGGGTGATGTTGCAAATTCTTTTTGGTCGGCGGCGTATTGTTCCTCCCACCCGCTGAACGAATGAACGCCACAGGGTTCGGGCCAAACCACGAATGCGGCGAGGTCTTCGGGGCAGGTGTCGTGGAATAGTATGTCCACGCAGACGGCCTTGTCAATCTCCCCCACCTGCACGGCGAAGTCCAGCGGTTGCAGGTCTTGCAGCACCTTGTCAGCGGTGGCCCCGTCGGGAAATGCGAACTTGCGGAAGGTGGGCATTACAATGTGGTCAGCGACTGAAGTTCAGCGTTCGTGAGGCGGGTGGTGTAGAGGGCGGCGGCACGGATGCGGTCGTTGAATATAAATGATGTGCTATAACTGCCCAAGCGAACTGTTGTTAGCCCTCCAATAGTCCTTGCTGCTGACGAGGTTGCAACTTGTGTGCCATTGACATACAACGCAAATTCACCACTTTTATATCCTAATGCGATTTTGTAAATACTATTAGCAGTTATGAAACCTGTAGTGGTTGTTAAATTCGTTGAACCAGCGGAATCCGCTATTGACGCTTGAATGCGATTAAGTGTGCCACGCAAAATTTCAACATAATTGTTGCTTGCTTGGAATAGTGTGACAATGCTTCCTTCGCCTAATCCTACATTCCGAATATCCACCTCCGCATAAATCGTCCCCTCCGTCTGCCCGATGGACCCGCTGACCGCTCCCGTTACCGATATAACATCTGCGCTTCGGCTACCCGTTCCTGCGGTGGTGGGGATGTAGGAGGTTGCAACCGAGCCTGTTTCGAGTTGTGCGCCCCATAGGTCAACGCTGACGGTTTGGTCTGCCGTAAAGCCTCCACGATTGCCAATATATATGGTATTATTTCCCGAAGACAAACCCGTTTCCGTGCTTGTATATCGCACCCAAGAGCTTGTCAATGAACCCGAAACAAGTGTGCTTCTTGTCCTGATGTAAAACTGCTTGCCGACATCGCCTGCCGCCGTAGCCTTTGCGTACACGCCAAAAGTGTATGTTCCGCTTGTTGGGAAATTTATGACTTGCTCAAGTTGGCTAAAATTTGCACTACCCGATGTTGCCGAGCCTCTATTAAAAACAACGGTGTCCGCAGTCGTCGTTCCGTCAGGTGCGACCACGGCGTTTGCGGTAATTGCAGGGAGCAATCCCGTGCCTCCTGAAACACGGGTCCAAGTCGTGTTGAACGCCTCACTCTGCAAGCAAAGGTTCGTCGCCGCAGGCTCCACGAGCAACGCAGGACACCCAACCGTCCCGCCACTTGTCGCATAGTCCAAGCGTGGGATGCCCGATGCAACGGATTCCAACAACCCCGCAGAGTTGAACCGCCGTGCCTCGGTGTTGCGGGTAACGGTGAAGTCGCCTCGGTTGTCCGTGTTGGTGGGAATTTGCGAGTATAACCGCCCCGTCTTGAATCGGGCGGGGACTATGAGTAGTGAAGGCGTGGGCATATTAGAAGTTGAATATTACGGCAAATCGGGCTTGCAGGCAACCGTTGACGGCGGCTTCGGGTGCAAGGGCGTTGTCCGTAGTCGCACGGGCGTTGAAGGCAGCCCATGCCGCAGCCGCAAGGCCGCCTTGCAGCATATTGGTCGGATAGCCGTAGCCGTAGCCTATCAGCATGGTTAGAGGAAGGTGTAACCGATGACGCTACCTGCCGATGGCGTTACCGCCGTAATCTTTCCGCCGTTGCGACCCGAAATAACTATCCCAGCGGACACGGACTTGCTCGCAAGGTTGTAGGCGGAGCGCAAATCCTCGCCTCCCGTACCCGTCAAGGTCGTGAAGGTTGCGGCCACATTGACCACAATGAAGTCGTAATTCTTGCCCGTGACGGGAGCGTCCACGAATTCCATCGTGCCGCCTTGGCCGAGCATTTGTTGAAGAATAGGAGTTGGCATTGCTTGGGTTGTTTACTGTAAATGTAGGTTAGGTCGGAATTTCACAAACCGAGTGCGAATACGGCAGTTGGAACGACAAGGTTGCCACCCACCCCGCCGTGCGGTCATCTCGGCTCTCCACAAACCTCGTAAGGCTGACGCTGGTACTTAGCGTCCACTCCTGCGTCGGGTCGTTTGTAAGGCTTGAAATGAAGTCCTGAGCGATTTGCAGTTGGTCGCTCAAAACTTCATCCTCATTGTCTTGCCAGCCGAGCGTCGGGCTTCCCGAAACCACGCCACCCATCGTGGCAATGGATTCAACACGGTCGCTAAAATAGACACCCACAGTAAGGTTAAGGCTACCCAAATCCGTACTCGCTGACTGAACATCCGCAAATACCAAAGGATATACGATTCGCTCACGGCTTGGGGTTCGCAGGTTGATGGTGTTGTCGGTCCCGATTGCAAGCGGGTCCCCCGTTCCGAAGGAGTTTACTTGCGGGTGAGCATTTGCAAGAGCAAGGAGTGCTTGCTTTATTCGTATCCAAGACATAGGCTTGTAGTTTCAAAATGTTTTTAGAGTGTGCGCCCATGTTCAGCAGTTATTGCAGTAGGGGTCATAGGGCCAAGGGCGGTCCAAGCCAGCACCACGGCGCAGGGTTCTTGCATCCAAGGCCATCCCTGTGTTGTAGTTGGTGCCGTTGGGGTAGATGGTGTCCAAAGCCGATGGCGGGGAGTTAAAGAGCGGGTAATTTGCCTTCTGCTCCATGAGGTAGCGGGTAATCCTTTCGGAATACCACTCGGCATCGTTCTTCACTTTGTCCGTCAACCTTGTGATTTCGTCCATGGACATTTGGGAAGATTCCTCGCTGGTACGGCGGACCATGCCCTTGTTCATGTATTTAAACGCAAGCACCATCGGGAGTTCGTAGTAGAGCCATTGCACCATGGCGGGTTGGATGTAGTCCTCCAATAGCGTGGTGTTGAGTGCAGTTGTCGTACCGCTCACCACCTGCCCCACCATTTCGCTATAAAGAGCAGACCCAACGATGGGCTGAATCCGCATCTCCTGCACCTTCACGATGGTAGGCCGAATCTGCGTAAAGGAAACATTCTCGTTTATGACCGAGTTGTCCAGCAGGGTTTGTTCGCTTATGAATAGTGCCTTCATGCTTTTGAAATTTTGTTGCCCTTACGGATGACAAGTTGCTGCTCCCAAATGTGCCTGCATTGGGGGCGGTTCACTCCGCTGGCCGTGTGATACCATCCACCACGGCGGTTCCATACGGAGTATCCCATGATATTGGAGATGCCGTTGATGTCGTCCCGTGTATAGACCTTGCCTTGGTCAGCGAGGTCCAGCATAACCTTGCAGAACTCACGGCTCGTCCGTTTGTCCTTGTTGCTGAATCCTGCCGCCCAAGAGTATTTGTATCTCACTTCCAGCACGGGTTCATCCGTTGGCTTGGCACCTTCCTTGGAGATTTGGTCCACGGCACGGGCGATGGGGTAACGGTCTTTGGTAATCAAGTAGGCAACCCGCTTGGCGACCTTGGCCTTGCTGACTCCGAACTCCTTGGCCATTTCTTCCACCGATGCTTCACGGTTCTTCTTGCGGTACTTTTCGATTTTCTCGTCGAGTTCTTTCT